AGGAGGTGATCACTAAGAGAAAACCTAGCTTTTTATGTACGATTTGCCACCGCACCCGATTAGGAATAGGGTGTTGGCACTTTCACCAGTTAAAAACATAATCAGCAAAAGCTTCTCACAATCTAAGTAAACAGCCGTTATCTGACGACCGCTTCGATAGGGTCTTCAGTTACGGTCACGTATCACGCCACTGGAATGTGATCTCGGTGGCGCACACACTCATATCAGGAGGCATTATGTTCGATCATTTCTTATGTACCGCTCTCTTCTGTGAGAGAGTTTTTAATTTTCAATTCCAAGAGGAGGAACTGAAAGACAGGCTTAAGAAGTATGACTTAGAGATAGAGATACAGGTGTCTAATCAGACAGATTTATTCATCGACTTAGAGAACTTTGAGATCACTGTAACACATACCTATTAAAGGAGGCCTAATGGCTACGTTAGAAGATCAGATAAACTTAGAGCGCTTAATGGCTCAGGGTGGTATCGAGCGGTACCACTACAACAAAGACAAGATGATGTCTAAGGGTTTACAGAGTGAGACACTTCACGGTAGGGCTTTAGTCTACAATCTTATTCATCCACTAGCTCAAGGCTTAGACGAGTTCATGCAGTCAGGTCATGGCAGCTCCGTACCTAAACAAAAGTTACAGGGCGCTGACCCTGCACAGATCGCTTACCTTAGCTTGATCTCGTTAGTCAATGGCTTGAGCCAAGGCTATACGAAATTGATCAAGGTAGCTAAACATATCGGAACACGAGTAGAAACACAGTTAGTCATAGATGAATGGATCGAGCAAGACGGTGAGGTTGCTAATGAGATCCTTAAGATGGCTATGAAGAAAACAGATCTAGGCTATGAGAACAAGAGAGCAGGTGTCGTTAACAAGATGCGTAAGGATGAGTTCGTAGGTTTCTGGACTGATCGTGAACGGATTCAAGTTGGCGTAAGTATCCTTAACTCCATCCAAAAGACACTCGGTATTATTAAGATCGAACGTAGGCACAACAGAGGTAAGATGCCTATGTACGTTTTATGTACTGACGAGACACAGGCTTGGATAGATCAGTTCCATTCGACTAATGAAGTTAACCATCCCATGTATAAACCATCTCTTATCCCTCCAGTGGATTGGGTGGATATACACACAGGCGGGTATCATAGTGACTACCTACCACGAACGGGATTAGCGAGGGTGTATTAATGGATAAATCATTATCAACGTACTACGAGAATGTAAACAAGCATGACTACCAGCAAGAGTTAGATTGTGTCAACGCTCTTCAGCGTACTAAGTGGCGTATCAACACTCCGGTACTTGAGGTGATGCGAGCCTGTTGGGATAGCGGACAGAAATGGAATGGTCTTGAAGGTAAAGATAACCTACCTCTACCACCTTATCGGTTCGATAAGAAACCTGCTTACATGAACGAAGCTGAGAAGCTTGAGTTTAAACAGTGGTGTCAAGAGCGTAGCGAAGTACATAAACATAACACTGAGTCTATGTCTAAGCGCTTAGCTGTCGAAGCTACACTTAAGCTCGCTGAGGAATACGCACAGTACGATGAGTTCTACTTCCAATGGCAGTTAGACTTCCGCACTCGTAAGTATCCGAGAGAAAGCTTCTTATCACCTCAGGTTGCTGACTACGGTAAAGCTTTACTGACGTTCGCTACAGGCATGGAGATTAACACTCCTGACGAAGCAAGCTGGTTAGCTATACACGGGGCAAACAGCTACGGGGTCGATAAGATCTCCTTAGTTGAACGTGAGATGTGGGCATTAGGTAACACTGAGAACGCTCTTAAGGTTGCTGAAGATCCTCTTAACTACCTCTGGTGGCAAGAGGGTGACAAGCCTTGGGCTGTCTTAGCGTGGTGCTTTGAATGGGCTGAGTACACTATGGCAGTTGGTGAAGGTAAGGCCTTTATAACTACCCTACCCTGTCAGGTAGATGGTAGCTGTAACGGTATCCAACACCTCAGTGCAATGAACCTTGATGAGGCAGGAGGTCGATCAGTTAACCTCTTACCTTCAGATAGTCCTCAGGATATCTATCAGGACGTAGCAGACGCCGCTACGGTCACGTTACAGGCTGAAGCTCATGCAGGTAACGAGCTGGCTGTGATGCTCTTAGAGGTCGGTGTGTGCCGTGCTATAGCTAAGAAGCCTGTGATGATCGTTCCTTATAGCGGTACGAAGTCAACGTGTCGGGAGAACATTAAGGATGCGTTACTTAAGAAGTGCAAAGGTAACTTACCTTGGGGTTCAGATAGAGCTAACGAAGCTGCTAGTCTCTGTAACAACCATATATGGGATGCAATTAACAACGTCATAACAGGCGCTAGAGAAGTGATGAACTACATTACTCAGATAGCTGTCTTATATGGTACGCATAACACTATAATGAGTTGGCTGACACCTACAGGTTACAACGTACAGTTAAGGTACTTTAAGAAGAGTTCTCAGAGAGTTAAAGCTCATTTAGATAATAAAATTGTAAGGTTACGGGTAGATGAGGACACCTGTATCGTTGATAAATCTAAATACAGAACATCTAGTAGTCCTAACTTAGTTCATAGTCTGGACGCTAGTGCATTAACTATGACAGTAAACCGGTGCGTCAGTGATGGGGTCGAAGACTTCGCTATGATCCATGATTCTTTTGGAACTCATAGCCCTAACATGGACGTGCTTAATAGGAACCTAAGAGAGGCTTTTATAGAGCTCTACCAGAACAACGACATTCTCGGTAACTTATATCAGAATGCTTTGATAGATTTACCTGAAGATGTTGATGTTCCACCACCGCCTACGAAGGGTTCTCTGAACCTTGAAGAGGTACTAAATAGTAAATACTTTTTCGCGTAGCTTTTTCGGTACCCGTTATTGGATTTACTTTCAAACCAAACTTAAAACTAAATAGGAAATATTATTATGGCTAAATCTCAAAAAGTAATGCGTGGACAAGCACTCTGGGCAAAACTGTTCGAGCCTGATACAAAGTTCGATGCTAACGGCATCTATTCAATCAGCTTAACTTTACCAGAAGTGGATGCGGCAGATATGTGTGAGTACCTTGACACTCTTTGCTCCGCTAAATTCGATGAAGAAGTGGAGAAAAAACCTGCACTTAAGAATCAGTTGTCCATTCAGGCTCCTTACTCACCTGTATATGATCGTGAAACTGGCGATGCTACCGGCGAGATCGAGTTCAAATTCAAGTTAAAAGCTAAAGTTAACACCCGTGATGGTCGAACCTTCGAGCAGAAAGTTGCTGTCGTTGACGCCAAGCGTACACCTATGACTCAAGAGATTGCTATCGGCAATGGCTCTGACGTTAAGGTTGCCTTCGAGCCTATGCCTTACATGGTAGCAGGTACTAAGAAGGTTGGTGTCTCTTTACGCTTAAAAGCTGTTCAAGTTATTGATCTAGTTGAATATGGTAGCCCAGCTACTTCTGTGTTCGATGAGGAAGACGGCTTCACCGCCTCTGCTGCCCCATCTGCACCAGAAGCTGAGGTATTTACCGATGGCGATTTCTAGTCGGTCTACCCTAGAAGATAGAGTGCAAGCGAACCTAGACAAGCGTGGCATTAACTACAGTTATGAGCCATGTAAGTTACCCTACAGCGTCCAACGTAATTACATCCCTGATCTCTTGATCGGGGACATTTACGTGGAGGTGAAGGGCTATTTCAGGCAGGACGCTCAACGTAAGATGAAGAGTGTAAAAGAACAACATCCTGATCTGGACATTAGGTTCTTATTTCAACGTGCGGCCAGTACCGTTCAAGGCGCTAAGGTTCGGAAAGATGGAACCAAGATGACTTGTTCGGAATGGGCAGAGCGCAACGGATTCACGTGGGCAGAAGGTCATGTCCCTGATGAATGGTTAATCATAGACGAGGTTTATTAAATGGAAAAAAGCGAGAGTGAATTCATACAACATATACCCTGCGATAACTGTGGATCGTCTGATGCCTGTGGTATCTACACAGACGGACACACGTTTTGCTTTTCTTGTAATACACATAAACACGGAACCGAGGAGGAAACACCAGTGAAAACAACAACTAATACTGATACTGACTTCCTTCGAGGGGAAGTACAAGCACTAGCAAAGCGTAAGTTGACAGAAGAAACAACAAAGTTATGGGACTATAGAGTTGGAGAGTTCAATGGTTCGATTGCTCAAGTGGCTAACCACAAAAACAATCAAGGCCAGACTGTCGCTCAGAAAATAAGATTACCTAACAAGGAGTTCTTTGTTAAAGGTAACATGAAAGAAGCCACCCTCTACGGCCAATGGCTGTGGCGGGATGGTGGTAAGATGGTTACTGTTACAGAGGGGGAGCTGGATGCTCTCTCTTTGTCTCAGGCCATGGGTAACAAGTGGCCAGTAGTTTCCGTTAAGACAGGAGCCGCTGGTGCGAAGCGTGAGATTGCTAAAGCTGTCGAGTACCTCGAGTCATTCGATAGTGTTATATTCATGTTCGACAACGATGAGGTAGGACAACAAGCAGCTATAGAATGTGCTTCACTCCTCTCCCCCAATAAAGCCAAGATCGCCCGTCTTCCTCTCAAAGACGCCAGCGATATGCTCCAGCAAGGCCGCTCGAAAGAGTTGGTCGATGCGATGTGGGGAGCTAAATCCTACCGCCCTGATGGCATTATTAACGGTGCTGATCTATGGGAAACCGTGTCGACTGTTGAGGAGGTTGAGTCTGTGCCATACCCATTCGATGGACTGAATGCGATGACAGACGGATGCCGCAAGGGAGAGATCGTTACGGTCACGGCTGGCTCAGGCTTAGGCAAGAGTCAACTGACCCGTGAGTTCGCTTATAAGATCCTGAACGAAGGCAGTACCATAGGCTACGTGGCTCTGGAAGAGTCAGCCAAACGTACGGCTCAAGGTCTTATGTCCTTACACCTTAATCGCCCTGTACATCTTACAGAGACACCTCAAGACCAGCTAAGAGAAGCATTCGATGCAACCTTAGGAACTGGTAGAGTGTTCATGTACGATCACTGGGGTTCTACAGAATCCGATAACCTACTAGGTAAGATCAGGTACTTAGCCCGAGGCTGTAACTGTGATTACATAGTCCTAGACCACGTAAGTATCGTTGTATCCGGTATTGATGACGGAGACGAGCGTAGGATCATTGATAACTTAATGACCAAGCTTAGATCTCTTGTCGAAGAGCTGGACATCGGTATGATCTTGGTTTCACATCTTAAGCGACCTAACGGTGAGAGAGGACATGAGGAAGGCGCTAAGACATCACTAGCACAACTTAGGGGTTCGGCCGCCATTGCACAATTAAGTGACATGGTTATCGGCTTAGAGCGTAACCAACAAGCAACCGAGAATGCTCACGTAACAACTGTCAGGGTTCTTAAGAATCGCTGGTCAGGTGTGACAGGCATCTCATGTAAACTATCTTATGATGTAGACACTGGTCGAATGAACGAAGTGTTTGATGAAGAAGATATGCCATTTGACGAGGAGTTTTAATTATGGACTGTCCTAATTGCGGTACAGGTATCTACTGGATTGACGATGTTCAAGTAGAGGATGAAGATGGGAAGTTTAGTCACGTAAGTCAATATGAATGTTATGAGTGCGGCCTCCTCGTAGAGATCTACGTACCTAAGGAGGGTTTATAATGTACACTTTAGAAGATGCAATGTTGTTAGAAGCTTTCATAGACCTTCAAGAGAAGTTAATCGAAGAGGGCCGCATGTTGGAGATACCGTCAATGCAAGAGTTCCAACGAGCCTATGAAATATTTAGGTCAGACGGTTTTGATCCAGACTCGGTTCATTAAACCAAAGGAGGGGTATGGAGATGCAATCAAAATACCATTCAATCTTAGAACAAACCTTAAACGTAGGCAGCGGGTTCTTAATCTCTGTCTTAGTTTGGGAATATGTAGTTAAAAACTTAATCCATTCAGGCGTACTGAGTGTTGATTCATCCATATGGATCACCGTCATCTTTACTGTAGTGAGCTTCGTTCGAGGCTACCTATGGCGGAGGTACTTCAACGGATTATCCGATTAACCACTCCAGCGAGAGGGTATTATATGTATATATTTGATGTAGAAACTGATGGCTTACTTGATACAGTTACTAAGGTACACTGTCTTGTAGCCATAGACACGGATACACAGTTAGTTCATAAAGCAGTAGGCCATGAAGAAGTGGCCAAGCTGTTCAAGGAGATCAGCAAACAGACGCTGGCAGGACACAACATCATGGGTTATGACATACCCGTTATCGAGAAGGTCTTAGGACTCAAGCACGATGGTGAAGTGTTCGACACCTTAGTCGCCTCACGATTAATCTGGTCAAACCTTCGGGAACTGGATTCACGTAAGAAGACGGTAAAATCAACAATGAATGGTAGCCATTCCTTAGACGCTTGGGGTCAACGCCTTAAGTTCCACAAGGGTGACTACGGTAAGCAAGAGAACGCTTGGGATGAATACTCTCCTGAGATGTTGGAGTACTGTGAGCAAGATGTGCAGTTAAACTACCGCCTATATCAGCGGATCATAGCTAAACAATTCTCTCAAGAAGCTATGGACATGGAGCACACCATGCACAGGTTACTACTTCAGCAGGAACGCATAGGTTTCCCGTTCTCAGTAGAGAAGGCTCAATCGTTATACAGCACACTCTCCGCTCGTAAGGAAGAGATTACAGCAGAGTTGCTAGAGACTATGGAGCCAACCATTATAGAGATGAAAACCAAAACCAAAACTGTACCATTTAACCCAGCAAGTCGACAGCAAATCGCTGACAGACTGATGAAGCGTGGATGGAAGCCTGACGTCTTTACGGAAAAAGGTGATCCTAAGGTAGATGAGAAGGTCTTATCCGGAATAGATATGCCAGAAGCTAAACTACTATGTGAGTATCAAATGCTCAATAAGAGGCTAGGACAGCTCGGTAATGGTAGTCAAGCATGGCTAAAGCTAGAGAAGGAAGGCCGGATACACGGACGAGTTAACCATATGGGTGCTGTAACCTCACGGTGTACACACTCTGCTCCGAACTGTGCTCAGATACCCTCCACTAACGCTGTCTACGGTCACGAATGTCGTGAGCTGTTCTGTGCACCTGAAGGCTACAAACTACTTGGCGCTGATGCGTCAGGCTTAGAGCTTCGGTGTTTGGCACACTATATGTCTCGGTACGATGACGGGGCATATGGACGAGAAATCTTAGAAGGTGATATCCATACGGCTAATCAATTAGCGGCTGGACTTCCTGATCGTAACACAGCCAAGACTTTTATTTATGCTTACCTTTACGGTGGCGGTAATGAGAAGATTGGTTCGATCATTGGTAAGGATGGTAAAGAAGGCGGTCGTATTAAGCAACGCTTCTTAGCCAAGACACCCGCTCTTAAGTACCTCTCGGATGCTGTAAAGCTGAAGGCAGAGAAAGGAAGTATCATGGGTTTAGACGGTAGGATCACTCCTATCAGACACGCTCACGCTGCTCTTAACACTCTCCTCCAGTCTGCCGGTGCGTTAATATGTAAGCATTGGTACATAGGCATTGAGACCAAGATCAGAGAAGCTGGTTACACCGAGGAGGACGTTGCGATCGTTGCATTCGTTCACGATGAGGTACAGATTATAGTCCGAGACGGGCTTGAGGATATTATTGGTGAGTTCACAAAACAAGCAATTAAAGAAACAGAAGCACATTATAAGTTTAGATGCCCCCTTGACAGCGAGTTCCAGATTGGAACCAGTTGGGCTGAGACGCACTGATCCTAACCTAAAGGGTGACATAGCAGAGCACTACGCTATCACTTGGTTATGGGATGAGGGCTTCCAAGTCTTTAAGAATGCAGGGTGTACGGGTATGGTCGATCTCATCGCCATGAAAGAAGGTAAGGTTTACCTCTTTGATGTGAAGATGGGTCGTCCTTCTAAACGCACAGATGAGCAGAAAGCTATGGGTGTCCAGTTCATCATCTTTGATGCGAAGACACGAGGCTTACGTTTAATGAATCATAGGAACTAATTATGACTACACTTTTGGTTGATGGCGACATCATTGCCTACAAGGCAGCAACTATAGCTGAAGCTCCAGTGAACTGGGGTGACGGCCTATGGACTCTACACGCATATGAGCAGGACGTAGCGGCTTCATGTGATCAACAAATACTTAAACTTTTAGAAGAGTCAGGATGCAGTGATATCATCACTTGTGTCTCTGGTAAGAAGAACTACCGGACTGAGGTAGCCCCATACTATAAGATGAATCGTAAAGAGGTACGCAAGCCAATGTTGCTTGGGTATGCTCGGGGCTATCTCATGGATCAGTGGGAAGGTCAGATGACTAATGGTATCGAAGCAGATGATTTGCTCGGTATCTTAGGTAGTTCAGACCTCGACAAGTACGTGATCTGGTCTGCTGATAAGGATCTTAAAACGATTCCAGCACGTCATTTAATGGACGGTGAGATTATCACTATCGATGAGGAGACAGCTGATTATTGGTTCTTCTTACAGACTCTTATGGGTGATACTACAGATGGCTATAAAGGCTGTCCGACAGTGGGTCAGAAGAAGGCAGATGCCATTCTACAGGCTGATTGTACTTGGGAAGCTGTAGTAGCTACCTATAAAAAACAAGGACTTGGCGAAGAAGTCGCCTTGGAAAATGCTAGACTGGCTCGTATCCTACGGGACGGTGAATACAACTTTGAAACAGGAGAAGTAAAGTTATGGCTTCAATAGATGATGCTACCAAACTCGAGTGGGACTTAGCTGCTCGGGGTGAAGATTTAACCACCTATCTCGACGGTCTAGCGACGAAACATAGTAACGCTAATCAGACAGATGAAGATGACCTATGGGATGAGGCATGGAAGGCCGCTAGGGATGGCATGGAGTCAGATGCGATCGAGTCTATTAAACAATCTAAGCAGGATGAAGCGGCTAGGCGCAAGGCTATTCCTGTCTGGTCTGGAGTTCTTAATTATTTCCCAGATGCTTTAAGGGAAGTTGCGATCTGTTCTCGTGTAGGGAATGAGCAACATAACCCTAATAAGCCCTTATTCTGGGATCGCTCCAAGTCTGGGGACGAGTTAGACGCTCTTACAAGGCACCTAATGGAGGCTGGTACAGTCGATACTGACGGTATTAGACACTCTGCGAAGGTCGCTTGGAGGGCTTTAGCTAACCTTCAGAAGGAGCTTGAGAAAGCCGGAGAAACTAGCTAATTTGGGGGCTAAAAACCCCCTTTTAACTCCTTGATATATAAGGTTATTATAGGTACCCGTTATTGGATATAAACTATGAACGTTTTAAACAAAAGATTCAATATAGATAAGGACGCTTTAGAACACCTAAAGTCCCTTTTCCCAGACAAACTACCCCTCGATCGTGGAACAACCCCAGATGATATAGCTTATCTACAGGGTCAGCAAAGTGTGATCCAGAAGCTAGAGGGCTTATTCAACGAAAACCTAGAGGACTGAATTATGTGCATGAAGACTCCTAAGGCTGCTCCTATCCCTAAAGCAGCTCCAGCTCCTGAAGCCGCACCTGAAGAACTTGAGAATTCTGAAGGAAGCGTAGCGGCAGAGCAAGCGAAGAAAAAGACAGGCAAGAAACAACTCCGTAAGAACAACGCTGGTATTAACATTGGCACTGTTGCAAGCGGTACTCCTTCTAAACCAAACGTAGGCTAATCAAATGAACTATCCAACTGGCGACCAATCTGCTGCAAAGCAGTATGAGGACATGGCGAGAGATCGTGATGTATACCTCAGCCGAGCTAGGGATGCAGCTTCATTAACTATACCTATGCTAATGCCTCCACAAGGTCACTCAGCTTCGACTGTGTATGACCAGCCTTACAGTTCTGTAGCGGCTCGTGGTGTGAACAACTTAGCATCTAAACTGTTAATGACATTGTTACCTCCTAACGCTCCGTTCTTTCGTCTAACGATTGATGACTTTGACCTGCAGGAACTTGCTGGCGATGATGCCCGTGGACAGGCTGAAGAAGCCTTAGCTCGTATCGAGCGTTCCGCGGCTCAGTTAATCGAAGCGAAAGCTGTGCGTGTTCCAGCGCATGAAGCAATAAAACAATTAATCGTAGCTGGTAACGTCCTTACCTACTTGCCTAAAGATGGTGGTATGAAAGTATATCGTCTTGATCGGTACGTCTGTAAGCGTGACACCATGGGCAACCTTTTGAAAGTCATCGTCAAAGAAGAAGTTTCTTTTGAAGCTCTTCCTGACATGGTTCGTAAGACTCTCATGGATCAACCGGACTACAACAATGTTACACCTGAGACTGAAGTAGACCTCTACACTTGCGTCCGTCGTGAAGGCAAGAAGATGATGGTTCATCAAGAAGTCAAAGGTATAACAATTCCTAAATCAGAAGGCTCGTACCCTATCGCACGATCTCCTTGGATGGCATTACGCTTTATCTCAGTAGATGGTGAGAACTATGGCCGAGGCTTTGTTGAAGAATACATCGGAGACATTAAGTCTCTTGAATCACTAACCTCCGCTATTGTCGAAGGTTCCGCTGCGGCGGCTAAGGTGTTGTTCATGGTACGTCCTAACGGTACAACCAGAGCAAGCGTCCTAGCTAATTCACCTAACGGTGCAATCGTAACGGGTGATGCTAATGATGTATCTACTTTACAACTTGAAAAGTTTAACGACTTCAGGGTAGCTCAGGAGACGATCGGCCAAATCACTGAGCGTCTATCTGCTGCGTTTCTACTCAACAGCTCTATTACCCGTAACGCTGAACGTGTTACTGCGGAAGAGATTCGCTACATGGCGCAAGAGCTAGAGACAGCACTAGGTGGAATATACAGTACTCTTTCACAAGAGTTCCAGCTACCGCTTGTTAACATTCTGCTTTACCTGATGCAGAAGGAAGGCAAGATGCCCAAGTTCCCTGACGATGCAATCAAGCCACAGATTGTGACTGGATTAGAAGCGTTAGGGCGTGGGCAGGATCTATCTAAACTTTCGTCTTTACTAGAATATCTACAACCTCTCGGTGCAGAAGCCATCCAGAAATACTTAAATGTTGGTGACTACATTGATCGCTTAGGTGCTTCTTTGGGTATTGATACACAGGGCTTAATCAAGTCTGAAGATCAACTATCACAAGAGCAACAGGCAGCTCAGGAAGAGCAAGAAGCTATGATGCAACAACAGCAGATGGCGGACATGGCTAAAGGAGCTGCCCCTGCAATGGCTAAGGGTGTTATGGACTATACTGGTGGAGAACAACCTGAATAATACAAGGTGAGACTATATGACTGATATAATTAATACAGGATCTGTCGAAGCTACTCAAGAAGAAGTAGCGGCAGGAACAAGTGAACATGATCAAGCAATGTTAGATAAAGTTGATCAAGTAGAAGCTGGCTTACAGGAACGACCAGACTGGTTACCTGAGAAGTTTTCTTCTGCTGAACAAATGGCTGAGGCTTACAAACACCTAGAGACGAAGATGTCTTCTGGTGAAGAAGCTCCAGCACAAGATGAATCTGTTGAAGAACCGGACGCAGCCGAAACGGAGAGCGCCCCTTCGACAGATACTACACCGAATGAAGTAGGCGAACTATTAGAGTCCAAAGGCTTAGAGTTCGATAAGTTTCAATCGGAGTACGATTCCGAGGGTGGGATTAGTGAAGAGTCAATGGCTGAATTAGAGGCCGCTGGACTTCCTAAGACCCTCGTTGATAGTTGGATCAAAGGGCAAGAAGCTCTTATGAACGACTATGAAACTGCCGTCTACGATGTAGCCGGTGGGCAAGAGAGCTACAGCGAGCTTGTTAGCTGGGCTGGTGATAACCTTACTCAAAGTGAGGCCGCTGCCTTCGACAAAGCTGTAGACTCAAGAGACCTAGATATGGTGAAACTTGCAGTAGCTGGTTTGCAATCAAGATATCAAGCCGCTGAAGGAAGCTCACCTCAACTCCTCCAAGGTGACGCTAGTCAAGAGTCAGCGGGTGGTGCGTTCAGTAGCGTGGCAGAGATGTCAAGCGCTATGCGTGACCCTCGTTATCAAACTGATGCGGGCTACCGGCAGCAAGTAGCTGAGAAGCTATCTCGCAGCAATATCTTATAGTCTCTTTTCCCTCCCCTCCTCCGAGGGGTTGGGTTTTTTGTATCTAAAAGACAACAATACTACTAACTATCTTTGACCCCGCTGCGGTGGGATAATCTGAGGGAAAGGAAGTGTTACGGCTGATAGAACAAAACCAATCAATCAACACTTAACTTAACTTAAATTTAAAAGGTATATTATCATGGCATTTCCAACTGACCAAAATGTTTCACGTTTAGGCCAACAAAACGCGTCTGGTGACGTTCGTGCGTTGTTCTTAAAATTATTCGCTGGTGAAGTTCTTACTGCATTTGAAGAAAAGAACATCGCTATGGGTCTTCACAGAGTTCGTACTATCAGCAACGGTAAAAGCGCTTCATTCCCAATGACTGGCGTTGCTACTGCTGAGTACCACACTGCTGGCCAACTTATCGAAGCTGATGCAATGAACCACGCTGAGCGTATCGTTACTGTTGATGACTTGCTAATCAGCAAATCTTTCATCTCTAACATCGACGAAGCTATGAACCACTACGACGTTCGCAGCATCTACTCTAAAGAAATGGGTCACGCTCTTGCTAACGCTGCTGATCGTAACATCTTAAAGATTGTTGCTACTGCTGCTGGCATGACTAGCGCTGCTGACCTTCCTGCTGCACAGCGTTTAAACGATGAAGTCTTCACTTCAAACGTAGCTGTTGGCACTAACGGTGTTGCTTCTACTGGTACTGACATCGCTAACGCTATCTACGCTTCTTTAGAAGAGTTTGACAGCAAAGACGTAACTGGCGAGAAAGTATGTGTACTTCCACCTGCTTCTTACTACAAGTTATTCGGTTCACAGGACGTTAACCAACTTGCATACATGAACCGTGACGTTGGCGGATCTGGTAGCATGACTTCTGGTGCTGCTCCTGTAATTGGTGGTGTTCGCATCCTTATGTCTAACCACGTCCCTACTTCTGACGAGTCTAGCACATCTGTAACTCCTACTGCCGCTTCTGGCTACGGTTCTTACACTGGTGACTTCTCTGACGTTGAAGGTCTGATCTTCTCACAAGACGCTGCTGCAACTGTTAAGTTGTTAGATCTTGGCGTTGAGTCTGAGTACCAAATCGAACGTCAAGGTACTTTGATGGTCGCTAAATACGCAATGGGTCACAATGTATTACGTCCTGCTTGCGCTATCAAACTTGTTACTGCTTAATTAGTAAGTAACACAATAGCCCCACTTCTCTCAGAACATCGAGGGAGGTGGGGCTTTTTTTTTGGTTTTAACTTTTGGAGCATGAAATGAATTTAACAACTAAGCTCGAAGCAGTCAATGTAATGCTCTCAACAATCGGAGAGGCTGCCGTCAACTCGCTCAGCTCAGGCTTACTAGATGCCGAGACAGCGGAAATTATTCTTAACAACGTCACTCGTAGTGTCCAAACTACAGGGTGGAGTTTTAACGAAGAGGTAGGTTATACCCTATCTCCTGATTCAGACGGGATCTTAAACCTCCCAGTTAACTGTCTACGTGTAGACTTAGCCAAGTCTGAGAGTAAATACAGAAATGCAAACTTTGATTATGTACAGCGTGGTACAAAGCTGTATGACAAGATCAATCACACTTACGCTATTAACGAGACAGTTAAAGTTGATATGATTATCATCCTTGACTTTGATGAGTTACCAGAAGCCGCTAGACGCTTCATTGCTATTCGTGCCTCACGTATCTTCCAAGAGCGTGTTGTAGGTAGTGAACTCTTATCTAAATTCTCTGACGACGATGAAAACACAGCATGGCTTGACCTGCTTCATACAGAGTCGGACGTAAATGACTATAACATCTTCGATGACAGTAGCACGTACCGTGTACTTAACCGGAGTATTAATTCAAAGGTATTCTAATGAGCTTAATAAGTAAGAACATCCCGAACCTAATCAATGGGGTGTCGCAACAGCCCCCTTCGCTTCGCTTAGACTCACAGGCTGAAGAGCAGATCAATGGTCTATCGGACGTTGTTACTGGGCTTAGGAAGCGACCTCCTACAGAACACCTAGCGACCCTGACGGGTGACTTTAGTAACTCTAAGATCCACACCTATAAGCGAGACGACACAGAACAGTATACGGTCATGGTGCGTGATGGTGAGATTAGAGTATTCACTGACACAGGTGTTGAACTTGATGTCGAGTTAGCTACTAACGCTGATTACTCATACATCACAGGTATTAATGCAGACGAAGATATCCGTATCACTTCTGTAGCTGACTTTAGTTTTATCCTAAACAAGCAGCAGGTTGTTGCTAAGTCAGCAGAGATATTCCCTCCAGAGCGTGTTAACGAGGCGTTAGTTTATTTAAAACAGGCTAACTATGAGCGGAATTATAAAGTCATTATAGATCCTAAAGGTGATAGCACAACATCTTATAATAGTTATACAGCTTCAGAGTACTCTGGGACTTCTAATACTACAGATGCTCTTCAGACTAGCAGTATCATAGATAGCTTAAGACAGGCTGCTGGTTATAACTTAGGAGCTGTTGAAGGATTTGGAGCGCGTCAAGCTTCCTTACCAACCGCGTTGAATAGATTCACCTTACAGCAATCAACTGTAGATGCGTACGTGGTTGATAACAACTCTTTACAAGTTACTCTAGGATCTTCTTTACTTCCAAATTCAGAGTGGACTATAGCTAATAACACCCTTCTTATTGACTTTAAATATATAGAGAACCCTTCTTCAGGTACTTATACTATGGAGGCTGTAGAAGTATATAACACTAACTTTGCTTCAACCGCAGAATCTTTTGTAACATACCCTACTACAGGTGACACACCCTTCTTTATTATCTCTCACGATGAGCTTGATTTTGATATACGTGTTTCCGATGATTCAGGTGGTACAGCTTTAAAAGCATTTAAAGGTACAGCAAAGAATTTTACAGATCTTCCTAACCAGTGCCTAGATGGATTCCAACTAGCAGTGATTGGTGATAATAATAGAGACGAAGATAACTTCCACGTTAAGTTTGTGGGGGCATTCGGGCAAGGTGTCTGGAAAGAGACAGTTAAATCAGGTATACAGAATAAGTTAGATGTAACTACTATGCCTCATCAACTTGAGAAGTTTGTATCTGACGGTACTGACGGACGAGCAGTTGGGGAAGTATTCTGGAAGTTTGGCTCTGCTCCTTGGAATGATAGGGTTGCAGGAGATGATGACACCAATCCATTCCCTACGTTTGTAGGCAATAGAATTAACGATGTATTCTTCCACCGTAACCGCTTAGGTCTGCTAGCAGATGAGAATGTCATATTCTCTGAAGCAGGTAGTTTTTATAACTTCTTTAGGACTACTGTACGAGCACTTCTTGACTCAGCTCCTATTGACATCTCTGTTAGCAATGACAGTGTGTCTATCCTAAAGGCTGCTATACCATTCTCTGAGCAACTGCTGTTATTCTCTGATTTAGCGCAGTTCAACTTAACTTCGAGTACCCTTTTAACTCCTACGGAGGTCTCTGTAAACGTAGCAACTAACTATGAAGCTGATTTAAGAGTCCGTCCAGTATCTGCTGGTAACTCTATCTTCTTTGCGAATGACAGCGGGTCATCCTTAGGTGTTAGAGAATACTTTGTAGCTGGTCAGACTGAGCTGAATATGGCTGAAGATGTAACCGGTAGTATTCCTACTTATATTAAAGGTAACATAACAGGAATGGTTACCTCTAGTACAGAGGATATGCTACTACTTACGACTGACGATGACCCTAAGACTGTTTATGTGTACCGTTGGTACATAGCGAACAACGAAAAGGTGCAGTCAGCTTGGTCTAAGTGGTTTATGAAAGGTGACGTTTTAAATATGTCATTTAACAATAAAGAAGTTTTCTTTCTTATGGGCTACGGTACAGAAGTAACCTTAGAGAAGATAAACCTATCTGAAGATGAAGCTGTGTCAGTTACCACTTCGTCTCACCCTGTGTTACTCGATAGACGTGTTAAGTTGGAGTCTGTATCAGATACAGTCCCTTATACTAACTCTGATATCCAGTATGTTACAACGGCAGGTAAGTTCGTATCGAGCCCTACTACGTACCCTGTGTACGCTGGAGTGCCTTATACGTTCTCCTACACGTTCTCAGAGCAGGTATTTATACCCGATACTAATAAGCCAGTCACCATCGCTCGCTATCAGTTGAGGAACTTTAACATAGTATATTCGGACACAAGTACGTTTGACGTGACCGTGGCTGCTGTTGGGAGAGACCCTAAAGTCTCAACATTCACCGGCAACTTACTAGGTTCTAGCTCCTTCGTCCTTGGAACCGCTAACGTAGTACCTAATGGTACTTATAAAGTTGGTGTAGGTTCACAGGCTTCTGAAGTAGATGTGACTCTTTCAAGCTCTAGCCCTCTCCCATGTAACTTTACAAGCGTGGAGGTAGAAGGCTTTGTAACAGTTAGATCACAGAGGATATAATGGCTACTTATAGATCAAGTAAAAAAGAAGATGCCTATGTCTTAGCTCCCCTTATGCGGGAGCAGGACAAGGTAGAAATAATGTTCAGTCACGGAGTGGAGCCCTTAGAGGCTCTTCTTACGTGTCTTGAATCAGACGAATGCAATACCATTATACACCAAGGACAACCTGTAGGTATGTTTGGTATACATCCCGTAGACAATATGATCGCTGCTCCGTGGATGCTTGGTACAGATAAGATCCCTGAGATCGCTAGAGACGTTATGAAGGTCTCCTCTCAGTGGGTTAAAGATAAGAACGAAGAATACCCCATACTTGTTAACTACGTTCATGTAGGTAATGAAGTGTCAAAGCTCTGGCTAAGAAGGCTAGGCTTCACTTTCATTCAGCTCATAGAAGATTATGGTGTGGGTAAACAACCCTTTTACGAATTTACGAGGATAAAATAATGTGTCATCCAGCTATTCCAATGGTTGTCGGAGCTATAGGCGCTATACAGTCTCATAATGCTCAAGCTGATGCTCATGAGGCTAACGCTAAAGCTACCAACGCTACTAAATTATTAGAAGACGCGGCAGTTAATGAAGATCTAGCAATTAAAGATACAGTAGCCGCTGAAGAGAAGATCGCCCGAAATCTTGAAGGCATGAAGCAGACAGCTACTGCTAGAGTTTCCGCCGGTGAGTCAGGTGTCTCAGGTAACTCCGTAGACGCTCTCATGAATGATCTTAATGCAGGAGTCTTACGAGGTAATACAATGACCTCTAGGAACTTCCAGATAGATCAAATAGGCGCTAGGCGTCAATTAGAAAGTAATAAACGTACTGCACAAAGCCGTATTAACTCTGTTGCGAAGCCGTCTAAGACAGCTACAGGCTTACAGATTGCTGGTACTGCTGCAGGTGGAACTACATATACCAAGTCAGGTGGATTTGGTTTTAAGAAATAGGATATAAAAATGGCAACTTACTACGTAGATTCAAATTTTACAGGTGTTAGTGACGGCTCACAACTAAGCCCTTACAAACATTTTTTAGACATACCAAGCTGGGCAGCTGGTGATGAGATCTCCTTAGCAGAGAACTCTGAATACTTCTTAACAGATATTAATGGTATTGAGTTAAGAACTAACGCTACATCAGCTAACCCCATTATCTGGAAGTGTACAACAGAAGCTGGCGCTTTCGCTAGCAAGCCTGTTATTTACCAAGCCACTCGTTATAGTAACAACGCAAGCTATGTTTGGGTAGATAGCGGAGTTAACGGTGAATACTACTTAGAAGCAGCCGGTGGTGGTGACCCAAGTATAACAGAGCCTATGTCAGG